TACGACATTGGCGTACTGCGCGAGGACATTTACGGATTGTGGCGGCAGGAAGCGTTCACGCATTCCTACTACATCACAAAGTCCCAGTTTGAATACGAGCTGCGCGCCATCCCGCATCCCCGCGTGGATGCCATCTTGGCCGAAGTGGTTGCCATGCCCAAAGGCGTGGCAAATGACAGCACGTCCGTGATGGACCGCATTGTCACCAGCCAGTCCACACCCAACACCATTGGTAACGTCAATTTTGATCTCACCTCACCCAATCGGTACAAACCGAAAGTGGCCGAGGAATTGCTCAAGATGTCGGAACTGTATGTGTTTGACGATGACATTGGGGATTTTCGCATCGTCACCATTGCCGAACCCGGCGTGGTGGTCTTTGACCGACCCATCGAAAAAGTGTTCATCAAGAACGAAATTCCGTTTGTCCAGATTTGCCCGAATCCTGCTCACGATTTCTTCTGGGGTTATTCGGAAGTGGACAAGCTCATTCCGCTACAGCGGATGCGAAACGAGCGCATGGAACAGATCCGTCACATGCTCAACCTACAAGCCAATCCCCCTAAGTTTGGATCGGGCTTCCAAGGCAGCATTGACGAAATGGCCGATACACTGGATAGCCCTGGCGGCTTGGTGTCAGCCGACATGCCTGGCGCAAAGATGGAAGCCATTGTCCCCGTGATCCCCGAAGATCTCTACAAAGAGATTCGGGAGCTTGACAGTATGTTTGAGGAAATCTCGGGCATTACCAACGTCATGTCAGGCAAGGGCGAGTCGGGCGTTCGCAGTGGTGGACACGCGGCCAACCTTGCACGGCTTGGCAGTTCACGCGCCAAGAAACGCGCCATGATTATTGAAGATTCGCTTGAGAAATTGGCAATGTTGTTTTTACAACTCAAACAAGCGTACGATAAATCGCGGCTCCGTGCGGAAAACGGCATGGAGTTTGTGGCAGACCAATTCACAGATAAGTACATTGTGAAAGTGGATGCACACAGCAATAGCCCTATTTTCCAAGAGGATCAGCGGTCATTGGCGTTTGAATTGTTTAAAGCCAAAGCCATTGATCGTGAATCATTGATTGATCTGCTTGACGTTCCGATGAAAGAGTTGCTAAAACAGAGACTCCAGAAAATGGAAACGGCTGAAGCTCAACAGCAACAGCAACAGCAAGCCATGGAACTGGAAAAGCAAGCCCAAAAGGCCAAACTACATTCTGTAAAGGGTGGCAAATGAAACGTGGTAAAAGATCGTCTAAGCGCAAAATGCGTCGCTAAGATTGGACTTTAATGTATTAGGGGAGCTGGCATTTGAATAAGGAGTCCATCATGGCACGTCGTCATAAGCGTGGCGGTCGGAAGGCGAAGCGCAAGTAATTTTTGCGCTCCGGTTTATTCCGTAGCTTCTGGCCGGTAAGTTTAGGCTCACCGGCCTTTTTTATTGTATTGCAATAGTTGTTGACTTTCGTATCAGCCGAATTATAGAAATCACATATGAGCGTACCTCCACAAATCATGCAAGCCCTCGGCGGCGGCGGCCCAGGCGGTCCCCCCGGTCCCGGTGGTCCTCCCGGCGCACCTCCAGCTCCTGCTGGTGGCCCGATGATGGCTCCTGCCAAAAAGCAGGGAAATGAAGCTGGTGCCCGCGCTGATGTACAAGTGTGTATTAAGAAATTAACGCAAGCGTTGCAGACGTTTGAACCAATTGGTGAGGATGGCAAGGCCATCATGAAAGCGATTGGTGCATTGACGAAGCACTTTGGTCAAACAGAGGCTTCTGATAAGCAGTTAATGCCCGCTGAAATTATGCAAGCTGTTTCTGGGTTGGCAGGACCAGGCAAGCCCCCACCAGGGCTTCCTACCGCGCCACCTCCCGTCCCTCCTCCGTCCCCAATGTAAGGAAGCGCCACCATGTCAGGTGATCGTTTATTTGATCCGTCCAGTTCGCTCCGTATTCGTGACCCGCAAGATAACGCGAGTCCAAGCGACCGTATCCGCAATCCACCACGCTATATGCAGTTGGGTGGGCTTGAGTCGGGTTCGGCTCGCGGCACCATGGTTAACGACATGAAGGTTCGCCCACCGGGCAGCACTCAGTCAAAAGTGCCACTGTCGAGAAATCCAAAAGGGTTTTAATTCATAAGTCCAGGGGAAGATTATTATGGCAATTTCACTCGAAAATATGACCGATGAACAACGCGAACAGGCTGTGCGCTTGTTTTCGTTTGTGAAGCAGAATCCTGATATTGAAAAGCAAATCAGGCGGGAAGCAAAGAAAAAGCATCCCAACATGCAAGCACCGGATCTTGACCTTGAAGATCAGCTTCAAGCGCAGCGAGATGAGTTTCGAGAGGAATTGCAGAAGCGCGACAAAGCAACGCTTGACGCATTGCAAGCGCAACGACGAGCAGAATACCATTCAAAAATTAAATCGAATGGTTTGGATCCAGAAGAAATTGAAAAGGTCATGGTTGATGAGAACATCGCCAACTATGACACCGCAATTAAGTATGTGAGAGCGCAAAAACAGTTGGCTCCCGCAACAGCAGAGTCAGTCAGTCCGATGACTTTGCCGGATACAAAAGATTTGTGGTCAGACAAGAACGGTTTTGCAAAACGAACCGCTTTTGACGCCATCAATGAGTTGAAATCTCGCAGGGTATTAGGACAGTAACAACAATTTTGCTGCGGGGGCAGTGCAGCTCAGACAACAGGTAGGAGTTTAAGTTATGGCAGTTTTTGGACAGGGCATTGTCCCAGCCGCAGGCCCGATTGCAAATGAATTAACGTACGTCACACGGCGTGCGTTTATTCCTAAAATGGTTGTGCAGATTTACCAGAGCAGCCCCGTCATTGCGGCTCTCTTGTCCAATGCACAGACCGCTTCTGGTGGTGTGTCGTCGGTTTCGGTTCCTGTTCAGGGCCAGCCGTTCGTTAACAGCCAATGGACGGACTACTCGGGTTCGTTCAACCAGCCACAGGCGCAGCAAGGCGCGTTCCTTGGGGAATTCAACCTCAAGGCCATCGTGACCCCAATTCCGTTCCTCGGAATGGAAGGCGCAGTACAGATGGACCACGCCATCATCCCGCTCATTGAAGCGCGTATGAATGACGCGACCAACAGCATGGTCGATGCGTTTGCCAATGCGTTGTACAACAACGTAACCAACACGCAGCAGCTCGTTGGCCTTAACGGTGCAGTTGATGACGGCACCAACTTGGTCACCTACGGCAACATCAACCGGACGGCTTACCCATGGTGGCAGTCCAAGTTGTATAACGGTGGTGCCACAGGGTTAACCCGTAAACTGGCCCTGCAATACATTGCCGGTGCCCAGAAATACGGCTCAGAAATGCCAACTTTCGGCGTGTGCGGTATTGGCACATGGCTCGGCCTTGCCCAAGACTTCGTTGGTGCAGAGTCGTACCAGATTCAGCCAGGTCAAGGCTTTGATTCGGATGCAGACCGCCCACGGTCGGCGTTCCGTGCCCTCGATGTGGCCGGTGTCCCAATCTACTGCGACCCGTACTGCCCAGAAGGTACGCTGTACCTGTTGAACAGCAACTATCTCAATCTGTACGTACACGATCAGGCCGCATTTGCCTTCACCGGCTTTGAGTCCCTGCTCTCAAACTATCAGCTTGGCTATATTGGCGCGGTTTTGACCATTGCGGAACTTGTGCTGACGAAGCCTAAGACTTGCGTCAAGGTCACTAACCTCAGCGCAGTCCAAATCTAAGGAGCAACCATGTCAGATTTAAAAATTGCGGTAGGTGGTTTAGACTACTTCCCAGAACAGTCCACAACTCAGTTTGTGATTCCAGCCGGTGCTGGCGCAACGTTTTCGGCTGCAAACAACATTGCAACAATTACGTTTAACGCAGCGCACGGGTTGACTTTTAACCCTTCGGCCAACGTGTTGCCAAACTATTTTATTAAGTTTGGTGGATCAACGTCTGGTTTGACTGGCACGGGCATTTTGGTTGGAAACGTATTCCGTATTCTGTCCATTCCGTCCACCACGTCCATTACAATTTACACCACAATCACAGCAGCCACTGTCACGTCGTTGACCGGCATTCCTGTGTTTTATCCAGTGTTCCAGACCGCGCTGTTGTCAGGCGCAGCCACGGGCACATTGGTCAGTGGTCCGTACGGATCGTTTGCCACGTCAGGCGGTTATCCGTACTACGGCTCGGCTCAGTGCGTCAATGCAACATTTGGTGCTAATTGTGTTGCGTCATATAACCCAGACAACACGGGCGTTCCGCTTGACGCATCAACGGGTTTAACCCCTGCAACAGCGCCAACAGTGCGCACAATGTTAGCTGCCAGTGCATCGGGTCAATTGCGTTTTGGTCCGTATGACTACATTGCGGCCAGCGGCACAACGGCAACGTCGTATATTTCGATTGTTCAGTAATTTGGAATAAGGGGGGTTTGGAATGAGTACACTCGATTTGTCTGACTATGTAAGAGTCACGAACCGCACGGGTTCCACCATCAAGGCTAAGTACGATGGAAAGGAATATGTGTTCAAAGACAACGATGAGACGGATGTTCATACGTTAGCTGCAACCCACATTTTTGGGTTTGGGACTAACGATAAAACAAATGCGTTTCATCGGTTAGGTTGGTTGAATGAAATGTCATATGACATGGCACTTGAACGACTAGTTGATATTGAGTTTACGGAAGTTCCAAACCCTGCCGTCAGTATTACGTCTGGTAAGAAATTTACCAAACGAGCAAAGATCAGCAGCCCCACTCCCCTGGCTGATGCTGGTGCGACAACGGGGGAGGAGGATGACTCCTCCCCTGATGAAGCTGAGGAAGCAGTAGGGGTTCGGTAATGCGGAGGATGAGTGGCTTTAACAAAATACATCACTCAGGTTCGCAGATTACTGCACGATCCAAACGGGCAGTATTGGTCTGATTCTGAATTAACAGACTATATTAACGAGTCAAGAAACCGTGTGTGTAAAGACACACGGTGCTTGCGTCAGCAGATTGTTGGTTTGACCACGCTCACTCAGAACGTGGAACAATACGTTATTAACAACACCGGCACTCAAACGTCAGGTTCACAGTTAGTAACGCTCCCCGCCGCGTACACGGGCTATTCCATCATTGACGTGATGGGTATCAATATCTTGTGGGGTTCTACCCGCATCAAGCTCGCGTATTTGCCATGGACACGGTTTGACGTGCAGTTCCGCTACTGGAACAACATGCAGTCACGTCCTGTGTGCTACTCCCGTTATGGGACTATGAGCGTGTATGTGGGGCCAACACCCGATTCGTCGTATAGCAGTGACTGGGACTTGGCAATGATCCCGCCGCCATTGGTGTCGGATTCTACGCCAGAGCCTATCCCTGAGCCATTTACTACGCCAATTAAGTATTACGCCGCGCATTTAGCCAAGTTTCGGGAACAAGCCATTGCCGAAGCCGAAATGTTCCGTGAAATGTACGGACGTCAATCGCGTGTGGAAGCGTCTGCGTTCCAAGGGCGTGTTATCCCCAATCCGTACGCGAAATAAAAGGGCAGAACATGCCCGACGCACTAAAAGCACCAACAGCACAAGGCGAGAACCAGTTACGCACGAAATACTTTCGTGAGTGGAAAGCGGTTTATACCAAAGCCCGTCGCGTTGCAATTCCAGAAGATACGTTTTACGACCTGACCAACTTAATGCCGATTGGGTCGGCCAATATCCACACCATCCCAGGACTATCAGCGTCACTGGTTGCGTATGGTGCCAATACTATTTATTGGATGCAGTATTGCAACATCAATTCGGTCAATTACATTATCTCGTTTGCCACCAACGGCAACGTGTATGCGTACAACATTGATACCAGCACAAATACGTTAATTAACTCAGGCAAAGCATTAAGCGGATCCGGTTCTAATTTAGACCAGTGGAAAAACTCTGCGGTTTTGATTGCCGATAGCACGGGCTATTACAGTTGGGATGGCACCACATTTACCGGCCCCATTACGGGCGGTACGACGTTGGCAACAGTGACCAGTGCCACTGTTTCAGGGTCTGTCGGCACAATTCGCTTTGCAACCAATGCAAATTTATTAAGCGGTGCTGCTATTATTTTGACTGGATTTACGCCATCCGGTTGGAACGGGGCATGGAACGTCACAATCCCGACGTTGCCAGCCATTACTTCCATGTCGTATTCCGGCACAGCCGCCGTTATGGTATT